TGCCTTATGGTTATGAGCAGTTCAATGATGAGAAGATAGATAGCAAGTTAGTTAGATTGTTTTGGTCTGGATCTGGAACACATAAACTTGATATAGCAATACTAAAGAATCCTTTGAAGAGATGCTCTAATCTTCCTATCAGAAGTGTTATAGCAGGTTATAATGACCAAGAAAAACCAATATGGGATACAATGATTAGCACATTTACTTTAGGTCTTAAATTGAATCCTATTCTTTATAAGTATTCAGATGTAATCAATTATATGAATGCTTACAAAGATTCAGATATTGGATTAGTGCCATTAGTAGATAATAAGTTTAACTCAATGAAAAGCAATTTGAAGGTATTAGAGATTGCATCAAAAAAGAATCCTGCAATAGTTAGTTGTGTAAATCCTTATTTAGACATGCCTGTTAACTATGTAAAAAAGCAAAGTGATTGGTATAAGCATATTAAAGATTTGACATTAGATAAATCAATGAGAGAAGAATCTGGAAACAATCTTTTTGAGCATTGTAGCAAAGTGTTTAACTTTAACGATATAAATAACCTAAGAGCAGAAACTTTTAAAAAGATTATATGAAAGATAACATTACTTTAGAAAAGATTAAACTACTTCATCCTAAGTTGGTTAAAGAAGCAAGTGATATATATAATGACATATCTATACAATTAAAAGATAAATCAGTTTGCAGATTTACATCTACTTTAAGAACCTTTGAGGAACAAGATGAAATTTACGCACAAGGAAGAACTAAGGCAGGAAGCATAGTTTCTCATAGTAAAGGAGGTTTGTCTTACCATAATTACGGATTGGCAATAGATATAGTATTGCTTATAGATGGCAAAGCAACTTGGGATACTAAAACTGATTTTGATAAAGATGGTATTTCTGATTGGATGGAAGTGGTTGCAATTTTTAAAAGTTACGGATGGGAATGGGGAGGAAATTGGAAATTCAAAGATGCTCCTCATTTTCAAAAAACATTTGGCTATTCAGTTAGGCAACTTTTGGAACTCTACAGGAATAAAAAATACTACACTAATAAGTATGTAATTATATGAAGAAACATACCTTAATCTATTTAAGGCATTTTCACTACTCATTAGATGAATTTATGCCTTGTGAAGTATGTGGAAATAGAGCAGTTGATGTACATCATATAGAAGCAAGGGGAATGGGAGGAACATCTGCGAAGGATGAAATAGATAACTTGATGGGATTGTGCAGGGAATGTCATATTCACTTTGGAGATAAAAAGCAATACTTAGACTATTTAAAAGAAACACATAAAAAGTTCTTAAATGATTACAGACAAGGAATTTCTGGAAACAGAATTGAAAATGGGGATATCTTTTGATAATGCTTTATTCGTTTCATTAGCAAAGCATACTGCACAACAATTTAAAGACTTACCAATTAAATCAGTTTTAGACTATGGTGCTGGTACTGGAGTTTACTCAGATGCTTTTTACCAAGAAGGTTATGATGTAAGAGTATTTGAAATATGGAATGCTCACAAAAAGTACATAAAAGAAAAAGCACCACATCTAAAGTTTTGTAACAAACCATTCTCAACAGACCTAATGGCATTTATTGAGGTTGCAGAGCATATGACAGATCAGCAATTATTCGAATTATTCGAAAAGATTAAACCTACTTATATCTTGTTTAGTTCTACAAGTGTAAGTAATCCAGAATTTGATTTACAATGGGGTCACATAAATTTAAAGCAACAAGCAGAATGGGATATCTTTTTTGATAAGTTAGGTTACAACATTTTAAGGCAAGTATCATATCCAACAAATTATTCTAAAATCTATGTTAGTAAAAGTATCTGAAATAATAAGCAATCCGAATAATCCAAGAATTATAAAGGATGAGAAGTTTAAGCAGTTAGTAAAATCAATCCAAGACTTCCCAGAGATGCTTAAATTACGACCTATTGTAGTAAATGACAATATGGTAGTGTTAGGTGGAAACATGAGATTAAAGGCATGTAAAGAAGCAGGAATAAAAGAAGTATATATCATTAAGGCTAATGAATTATCAGAGGAACAACAGAGAGAGTTCATAGTTAAAGATAATGTAGGTTATGGTGAGTGGGATTGGGCAGAACTTGCAAATAATTGGAATACTGATAAATTAGAAGAATGGGGATTAGATCTACCTAATTTTATGGAATTACCAAGTGAAGATGAATTGACAGAAGAAAATAAAAACAAGCCTCCGACCATGAAAATAACTTTTGAAGCAATTGAAGATTTGCAAGAAGCAGAAATAGACATAAGAGAATTAATAGATAGGAAATATCCTAAAGCATATTTTTCAGTATCAGCAGGTGAAATATGAGATTAGAAAAAGCATCATATAAAGCAATACTTTATTCTTGTATGAATTATCATTATTCTAAAAGAGTACCTGCAGGATTGAATGTAGCGTATTCTGTTTTTAATGATAGTAATGAATTTTGTGGTGTTATTGTTTATGGATATCCTGCATCTCCAAATATTGTTCCAGAATTTAATTTATCAAATGGTAAAGTATTAGAATTAAGAAGGGTTGCTTTAAACTCTAAACAAGGTATAACATCTAAAGCGTTAGGTATATCAATGAAACTTATAAAAAAAGATTGTCCATCTTTGAAATTATTGGTTTCATATAGTGATAAAGGACAAAACCACTTTGGTACTATTTATCAAGCAACTAATTGGTTTTTTATATCTGAATCTATTTCAAGTGGTAGAGAATATTTTGTTAATGGTAAATGGTTACATTCAAGGCACGGAAAAGGTAAAATATCAAGATTATTAGCAGGTAAAAGAAAATATATATATCCAATAGATAAAGAGTTGATAAAAAAATGTAAAACATTAAGTAAACCTTATCCAAAGAAACAAGCGGAAGAAGCATAATGGTAATGCGTTCACTTTCCAAGTGAAAGAAGGCAGTTCGATTCTGACCTTTTCGCTCAATATAAAATTTATGAATAAGAATTTAATTCCATTTGTTAAAGGACAAAGTGGTAATCCTAAAGGAGCACCAAAGAAATATGTTACATTATTAAAGGAAAGTGGATACAAAATATCAGAAATAAATGATACTATTCAAGTAATGATGGCAATGACTATGGATGAACTAAAAGGAGTTTATGATAATCCAGAAGGAACAATATTAGAAAAAACTATTGCTAATGCAATGCGTAAAAGTTTACAGAAAGGAAGTCTATATTCATTAGAAACATTATTGTCCAGAGTATATGGAAAACCTAAAGAAAGTATTGATACAAATAATAAAACAGATCTAACAGGTAAAATAGTAATTGAGGTAAAAAATAGTAATACTCCATTGGCAAACAGGGAAACAGATATTGATATAGCAAGGAATGTTTAAAACAACAGATGTTTTTTTGTGTAATAGAAATGCTCCAACAGATATCGTAGTTAATCAAGGAGGAACTTCAAGTGGAAAAACATTTTCTATACTCCAGAACCTATTTCTTCACGCAATAGAGGAATCTAACCAAGTAATTACAATAGTAGGACAGGATATACCAAATCTTAAAGTAGGAGCATTAAGAGATGCTCATACAATCATTGAGGAAACTCCAGAACTCCAAGCATTCATAACAGACTTTAATAAATCAGATAGGGTATTTACATTCATCAATGGTTCAATCATTGAGTTTAAATCTTATGACAATTCCCAAGATGCCAAATCTGGTAAGAGAGATTACTTGTTTATCAATGAAGCAAATGGAATAGACAAGAACATTTGGGAAGAACTATATTTTAGAACCAGAAAGAAATCATACTTAGATTACAATCCTAATGTTACTTTTTGGGTTCATCAACATTTGATAGGTAAGTCTAATGTTACTTTAATTATCTCAGACCATAGACATAATACTTATTTAGATGAAAAAACACATCTGAAGATTGAAAGTATAGAAGATTATGAACTATGGAAAGTTTATGCAAGGGGTTTAACAGGTAAATTAGAAGGAGTAATCTTTAGGGAATACAATGTGATTGATAAAGTACCAGAAGATGCCAAATTGGTTGGATATGGATTAGATTTCGGTTTTACGAATGACCCAAGTACGTTAATAGCAGTTTACAAGCATTCTGGAGAATTAGTGTTAGAAGAATTGATTTATGAGGTAGGGATGCTAAACAGAGATATATCAGTAAGAATGTTTGAATTAGGAATCAAAGGAAGAATCATAGCAGATAGTTCAGAACCTAAATCTATTGCAGAGTTACAAGGTTATGGATGGCAGATCGAAGGGGCAACCAAAGGGAATGATTCAGTAAGGCAAGGGATAAACTCTTTAAAGAGATACAAGATTAATGTTACAAAGAATAGTTACAACATTAAAAAGGAATTTGACAACTACAAATGGAAGCAAGGCAAGACAGGAGAATTGCAGAATGAACCAATAGATATGTTTAACCATACCATAGATGCGATTAGGTATGTTGCTTTAAATATATTGGACAACTTTGCATCTGGTAAGTACAATTTTATGAGGTAAAAAATAATTTAAAAATATTTTTAGTAAAAGTAACTTTATATTGAATATATACTTATCTTTACTTTTTATTACAAATAACCACTAAATTCATTACAATGAACGCACAAAATCTTAGAGTAAAAACAAAAAAGGATGTTATCCCAACTAAAGTAGAAGGACAATCATTTATGCAATGGATAGAAGCAAATAATGGTGGGCATTTATTGGTTTATGGTGCTATTGGATATACTGGTACAAAAAATCATTCTTTTTTAGCGTACTACATAAATATAAATGGCGAAAATGTTATAGTTAATTTATCAAGTCATTGTGGTTCACAATCATATGGAAGTGGGTTGGCAACTAATTTACAAATGACAAAAGACCAAGTTACTTGTCAAAAATGCCTAAAGCACTAAAGATACAAGTTGGCAGAACTTTAAAACTGCCTATTTAAAAAACCACTAAAACAAAAACAATGAACACTAAAACAAGCACAACGGAAAAAATGAATATTGTTTATTCTGTTTATTCTCATTTATGCAATCCTAACGAAGCAAATGAGTTTGACAATTTGATGGAAGCAAAAAGATTTCTGAAAAAACAAAATGAAGACTTTATTTTAGTCGGATATGAAAAAGGAAACTTTGCAAGAACTATGTTTATTATTAAGAGAAATTATAAATACTAACGAAATACTTTAAAACTAAACCTTAAACAAATGAGCAATTTTACAAAAGAACAAATAAAGAAAGGACAGGCAAGGTATGAAGCAAATTCTTTGCCTAATAACATTGCATATTTTATTATTATCATAATCGTAGTGTTTGCAGTATTGGCAGATAACCTATAAATCCAAAACAATGTTTGAAATCAAAGTAAGAACAACAGGAGAATTAATAGAACACAAGATTAAGACAGAGCAGGAAGCAAAAGAATTGGTTCAAAGATGGGAAGCAATGGACAAGATAGAAGAAATCTATTCAGATGACTACTACGAGATTACTGGCGAAGAAGATATTCCAGAATATGTTTGTCCAAGATGCTCTGGATCTGGAGAAGGTTGTGCAGATGGTTTAGTTTGTACAAATTGTGATGGAAAAGGAACAATATATATATCAGAAGATTTATAAAAATAACTTATCTTTATATTAATTATTACTTTTAAACCTAAATTTATGGATTCTATTATTAAATCATTACTGCATCATCAAGCAATCGGAACAGAGTACATTGAGAAGTATGACAAAGCAAGGAAAGAAGCAGATGCTTTGCAAGTAGTTATTAAACATATGATATTAGCATTTAAAGATGGATATCTAACAGAACAATTAATAGAGGCATTCTTAGATTTGCCTCAAATACCAGATCAAGCAATAAAATACATATATGACAACAATAGGACAACAATTAAAGGAGATTAGGAAAGAAGCAAATATTAGCCAGAAGGAACTTGCTCATAGGAGTAAGATTTCTTTTGTTACAATCAATCGTATTGAAGGAGGTTCTTCTCCTCGAATATCAGTTGTAACAAAGATTTTTGAAGCACTAAACAAAAAGATTGATTATGTTATCACAGATATTCAAAACCAAGACCTTCAGATTACTCAAGTTAGTAGCGAGTTATAGTTATTTAATAATGGTTATAATCCTTTTAAATCCTTTATATATTATAGCAGGTTATTTTTGGATTGAAGATAAAATCAAAAAGTATGTGGGATAAAATAAATGTTTTCCAATATCAACAGATGCTTCCCATTCTTAAAATGGAAGATACAATCCAACAGGATGGTAGATTGATTTCAATATTGTACAAGATAACCGAGAATGAGGTAGATAATCTTTCCTTGATGACTTACTTAAAATATAAAGATAGTCTATCATTTCTTAGCAAAGAGATTACAGGAAAACCTGTTAGGTTCATTAAGGTTAATAAGAAAAGGTACAGATGCGTTTATGATGTACGAAATATGCCATCTGGAAGGTACATTGAATCAAAAGTATTCAGCAAGGATTTCGGAAACAATCTGCACAAGATATCTGCTTCAATGGTTATCCCTCAAAAGAGAAACTTCTTTGGATTCTGGAAGGATGACAAATGGGATGCAAGTAAACACGAAGAATATGCAAATGATCTGTTAGAAGCAAATTTTGCTGAAGTTTATCATTCCATTGTTTTTTTTTATCATGTATACAGAAACTGGATGGAAGTTTCAAAGGATTATTTGATTCAGAAGATGATACAAGCAGGGATGACTCATACGGAAGCAAAAAAGGAGGTAGTAAATTTATTGAGTATTTTGGATGGCAGTATTGTGCCAAAATTGTTGCCGACCACGAAAATATCTCAGTTAGCAAAGCATATGAAATAAGTACTACGCATTTCTTAAATACATTGTCCTATCTGAAAGCCGAGCGAGAGTATAAAAAAAATACTTGATTTATTAAATACATTTTTTCCCTATCATAACTGGTAGGGTTTTTTTGTGCAGTTATTATCCTATAATTTGCACATTTATATTAGATGACTAAGCAACAAGCAGAACAAATTGCAAATGGATTTATAGGTTCATTAGGAGGTAACTATAACTTGGTTAATCCTAATGATTTTCCTATTGTTGAGCAGATATTGCTTAAATATGGGTTTGAGTTTACTAAAGAAGCAAGAACAAATCTTTACAAATCTAATTCTATCTCATCTGGTGGATTGGTTGATATGTCATTGCCTCAAGTATACCAAGAAACAAATGGATATAGTTTACAGATAGGTTATCCTATAGGTTCAAAGCAAGATAAATATTATGACTATGTCAATAAGGGAGTAAAGGGAGTAGGAGGTACTAATGCCAGACCTAAGAAGAACTCTGGAGATTACTCTTTCAAGACTCCATATGCTAATAAAAAAATGGCATTAGCAATACTGCTTTGGTTAAGGAAAGCAAGTAGGCAGACAATTAAATATGCTCCTGTATCAAGATTAGAAAGCAAAAGAAAGAAGTTAGGTAAAATGCTCAATGATGCAGAAAGTAAGAAGAGATTAGCCTATGCCATATCATCTGGAATCAAAAGAGATGGATTAAGAGCAACATATTACATAGACAAGGCTATTAAATCTACATTCAATCAAGAATTTATATCTTCCTTATCAGTTGCCTTACAAGGTGATATAGTAATACAAATTAGAAAAGAAACTACAAAATAAGATGGCAATTACAATTTTAGATACTCCTGCAACATATTCTACATTCAACGATGATCTGTGGTTTGTTACTTCATCAACCAACTCTGGAACAACTAATTTTAAATTCGTTTATGATATAAAGGTAAATGGAAACTTAGTTTCAAGAACCAAATCCTTTCCAGATGTAAGTGGTTTTGGCATCTTTAATTCTGCTCCTATTGTTAGAGCATTCAATACTAATTACTTTGAACCAAGTGGAACAAGCATTTTAGTTGAAAGTAACGATAAATTAAAGATAAGTTATGTTTTAGAGGTCAGAGAAGAAGTTAGTGGTTCTATAAACGTATTTCCAGATGCTTCTGGTAACTTTAGTGGTTACAATTATACTATACCATTATTTGCAGATGCCTTCAAAACAGATGCCTTAAACTTAGTTACATATGAAGATGCTTTGCTAACTACAAGTTTCTCAGATAATTTACTAACTGAAAGAGGAGAAGAAACTGAGATTGAGTTTGGAGATAACTTTTATGTAAGTTACTTCAAGAAAACAGGAGGAACATATATAGCAAAAGTAGATGTAATTAACGAAGGTAACACAATAGGAACTTCAGTAAGTGGAGTAATTACTTTATCTGGTGAATTTAATATGTTTAACCTTAGTGCATCTAATGTAAATACTTGGGCAGGTTCAACAATAATTACTTCATCAACATTTGGATATGACTTTTATATATTTAATACTACCAACTCCAGAAAGGTTAAACTTCGCCAAAAATGTAACTCCAAGTATGAGAGTTATAATCTTCACTTCCTCAATCGTGTAGGTGGTTATGATACGA